GAACTAGGCCCATGGGGTTCAAATCTGAGGCTACGGTGTTACCGAACTGGGAAGCCGCTGTGCCGATGCGCTCGCCCATCGTGGGGGTATGTGGAGCGATTCCAGGCCCACCTTTGGAGAACTCATCGAACGTAGGAATAGAAGGCTGTTTCTGAACGAACTCATCAAAGCTGGGAATAGCCGCTGCGCTCATTTCTTTTTCCGCTGTTCGTCAATAGCTGCCTGCGCCTTGTTCACATCACCGCCGAAGTACTGATCAGCATAGGCTTTAACTTTTGAGTCCACATTAGCCGCTGGTGGCTGCTTCCCGGCTTCGCTGCCCACCGTTCGCGGGGTTCCTTTCTGGATAAATCCGGCATTCGCCTTGTCAAGCTGATCCAGTCCCGCGATAACCGCCTTGGGATTGTCCTTGAAATGACCGATAGCAGAATCCAAGGCGTTGAGGGCCGCCTCGGAGCGTCCTCCGAACACTCCCGCCAGGTGATCCCCGGCAATCGTCCTGGCCGCGCGGAACGCTTGCGCATCCGGGTCCTGTGATCCAAGCCAGACGTTGAAATCCGTTTTTCGGCCGGCTGCCGGTCCGAAGATATCCGGCCTGCGCTGTACGATGCTTTTGAGATCCTGAATCTGCTGATGGGCACTGGTAGCCAAGTCAGCCTTGTTGCGCTCCTGTCCGGTGGGTCGGACGTTCTGCTGGAAAGCCGTCCCGATAGGCTGGCCTTGATCGCTTTCAATAGCTCCCGGCAACGCTACGCCGCCCTGTGTCCCATGAGCTCTCATCTCAAACTGCTGTTCAGATAGACCAAGACGCCGCGCGGCAATGTTGTGAGCCTCATTCGCACTAGCAAGGCGAGCTTGAGCAAGAGCCGCAACCTGAGGCTGATTCGCGGCCTGAGCCTTCCGTAATTGCGCCGTAGCTTCTGCCTGTTCAGATTGCGCGGCCTTCAGGTCGTGAACCGCCTGCTGAGGTTCGGACATTTCGGCATACTCAAGAGGAACGATCTCACCCTTTTCGTTTTCCTTGAATCCGTGTTGCGCCAAAGTAGACTTGCGCGTAGCCGCTGCATTCATTTGCTGGTTTTCAGCCTTCAGCCGGTTGATATCCTCGGTATTGCGGTGGCCTGTTTCAAGTTCGCGTTCTTTGGCTGCCGTTGCTTCGGCTTGGGCTTGGTGGAGATCCGGCAAGGATTCCTGTTCGGTCGCCTGAGCGGTCTTCAATCTTCGCTCGATCGGGGCAAGCTGCTGTGCTTCCTCGCCCTTCACTGCGTTCTGCGCCCGCGCCAAGTGCAGCGCATAGTTGCCTTCGGTCCCTGGTATAAGTTGCTCCGCCCTCGGCGCGAACGTCCCCGCCAACACGTCTCCCACCGTCGCCAGCGTCTTTAGCACCGGATTGTGAATGCGCGATATGCCCGATCCCATCTCCTGGGTGTTTGCCAGTTTCTCCTGCGTTGCTGTGCGTCCCGGAACGCCCGCCTGAGGGAACGCTAGGCCCTGCGTCTGCTGTGGGCTCTTGGCTTTCGGAAGGGCCACGGGCATCGTTTCCTGGGGCTGCGTAGGCGCTCCGTTGGCCGTGGGCAAAGTAGTCGGCGGAACGAGCGGACGCGCTAACCGCGGGTCATTCGGATCAATCGGAGATGTATCGAATCCGTTATCGGCCACCACCGCCTCCACCTTGTCCGGCCAAATACCCGCTCGCTGCTCCGCCCGCCGCTTGCAAGGTCGGATCTAAGATGTACTTCGCCCAATCCCAGCTTGCGTTTTTCGCGTTCACGTCGGCGTTGACGTTCGGAGCCACTTCACCTAGTGCGTTGATTCCCGCTCCAGTTTCGAGTCCAGTGAGTCCCTGCAAGCCCTTCATTCCCTCTTGGCGTTGTTCTTCACGGAGCCGTGCGTTGGCTGTCTGAATACCCAAAGCATTCTTCGATAGCTGTTGGCCTGATTCACGGGTAGATTCGGCAATAGCCGCCGGAGCCGCGCCGGGATTCTTGGTCCGCGCTCCGAGTAAAGCCCCTTGCCCCACCGCGCCCGCGTTTGATCCACCAGCCGTCTGCTGTGCCCCGGTGTTCATGCGGGCGAGATCTACTGGATTGAATCCTGCCGGGTGCGCGGCTTCAGTCTGCAATTCAGGCATCAGAGTGTTGAAACCTGATTGCGCGTTACCGGCGTACTGATTAGACAGGTTCTGTGCAGCCGTAGCCGCCCCGCGTGCCTGATCTGAGCCTCTAGCCATTGGCGACTCTCTTTCTCAGGCGGTAATTGTGCTGACGGATGCCCTGGCATTGCCTGCATTGGCGACTTCCGTTGATGTCCCGGTTGGTATTTTCTGGACTATATCGATGACCGCTTGGGCAGTGAGTGGTCTTGGAAAATCTTGAAGCTAATGTGATCTCGGACCTGAGTAGGTTTTCACGGGTGTCCACTGGCTCCAAATGGTCTGGGTTTACGCAAGACCTATTCCTGCAAAGGTGGTCGATGGATAGCCTGTTTGGAATCGGGCCATTAAACGTCTCGAAGCTAAAACGATGCGCCCTTACCGGACTGCGACGTGAGGCCCTGAATTGCCCATACCCATTAGAAAACAGAGCGCCGGTCCAGTTCCAACAATTCGAGTCTGGATCTACTTCAACGTGCTTCATGAAACGTTCAGTCAGTGACAGTTTCATCAAAACACCTTTGCGAAGCTAGGCCAGTTTTTGCACCATCCGAAAGTCCGCATAAGTCTCCGTCCGAAACTTTTCTCCATCTGCGGGGGGATGAAGCAATTAGCCTCTCTATATGACTTCAAACATAACACCTTAGCCATGTTCTCGTGCATGGCCCTGATTGCCTGGAACTTTTCCACCGGCCCCAGCGTTTCATCTAACAGAAGATAAAGCTGAATGATGCGCTCTGCCGCAACTGCAGCTACGGGCGCATCGTTCTTATCGACCACCACGAGAACCGATTCCATCAGCGGCCCTTGAAGGTCGGGAAACGTGTACTCCAAGGCGCTCTGCTCGAACATCGCCCGTAGGCTCGGGATGTCGGAACGCTGAAAGGGACGAATGGTCACCTTGGGATTCTCCCCTTAAATAATTCTGTCGTTGGAGCGAAACCTACCGGGACTGCTCTTGCCGGCGGTGCTCCGTCCTTTGTGCGGTACGGAACGAGTCCAGGACCACTCAGCCCCTGCCCTGGCGTTCCCGTTCCGCTGCCCTGTGAGTTAACAAAAGATGGCCCTGGTACCGTTCCGCCCCCAACTACAGCCTTGGGCTGGGAGAGCGTTCCATGATAGACCGCTGGCCCCGGAGGGGATGCTCCATAACTGGCGTAGGCCCTAAAATACCGTGTGGCGTTTCCCAGGAAGATGTTCGCGTTCCGGCTAGTTCCGAGAGGAACGATGTGCGGATCTATGAAGTGCGGACTAGCGGAGTGCTCAACGAAGTACTGCACGCCGCGGTAGAACTCTGCCCCTTCATGATTGATCGCCACTTGGAAGTGTCCGTTTGATCCAGTCACGTTCAAGCTGTTAATTGCCGGAGGTGCTTGAGGGGTTCCGTTGGCGTTTGAGTTCGTTTGCTGTTCTATATTATTGACCCCTTGAGCCATTTCCTGAATCAGTTCGGTGAGCTTCTGGCCAGCCTCGGGAGTCCAGTCGTTTAGGTTCTTGAAGAACGAGAGATTCTTTAGCGTAATAGGCATCAGCTACCTCTCACTGGAATACGAGGAGCTGGCCGCATCGTCGCATAGACACGTCTCAGTTCAAAGTGCGTATCGGTTGAAGGTTGGGGAACAACATTCGCGCATGGGCTGATTACCGGAACGATCGGCTGAAATGTGTTGGTCAGCGTGCAGACCACCGCAATACTTCCCGCCGATCCCATTTCAATGAACTCGCCTGTGCTGTAGGTCGGGGTAACGGTGTTCAACGCCGTTGCGATCGTCCATCCCTGTGGAGTCAGTGGGATTGGATCAAGTGCATTGATAGCCTGAGCCGATGCTGGAGTAGCGGGATTAACCGGAGGATTCCCCAGCGCATCGTAGAATCTCACTGGAGCGGACCATACCAGACTGGTGCTCAGCGTGGCTTGTGATATCTGAACCTTTGGCGTTGAGTAGTTCGTGTCCACATAGAACACGTTCAGGCTACCGTCACTTCCGATCACCGGGCGAACATAGGAGAGGGTATCGCTGCCCGCTGTTTGGATCACCGTGCCGCCAAAGACTGGGGCCGAGATCGGAGATCCGAGAAGCACCTGTGCCGCTCCGGGATTCGCCCCGGCGGTGTCCACTACGCCAATGACGATGTACCCGTTCCAAAGCAGAATCGACGGATAGCCACCGGGGGTTAGTGAGATGGCATTGGCGACCGGAGCCAGAGGGAAGATTATCGCAAGACTTGCGTTGATCTTCTGATAAGCGCATCCGAAGGTGGGGGAGTTGAAAAGAACGTGAATCGTGTTGGCCGAATCAATTACGCCATCGAGTACCGTGGTTGCGTGTGGTGCGATGGCCGTTACCGGGCCCCATATTCCGCCGATGTTGGTTGCATAGTAGAACGTCGAAATGCTTCCGCCCACCAGAACAAAAGTTAGATCAGTCCTCTGCACGAAGGCGAACGTGGTCAGCGTGGATGGAACGGATAGCGGGACTGTCGGCGGTCCCCATGTGTCGGTTGACGTGTTGTAACTTGCGATTCTTACATTGACCTGGCCCACCGTAAGGTATGCGACATGGATCACGGTTCCAGATGGGTCAAGTGTGGCCTTGAAGTAGCCCGACTGATTGCCCTGGTCCGGTGAACCACTGGCGTTCATCAGCGTCCAAGTTCCGCCGATGTCTGAAGCTGCCCGCTTGAACACTCCAATAAGTCCCGCTGGTGATCCGCCCTGCGCCGAAACGAGCACTTGGTACAGGTTCGATCCAATCTCGAAGTAGTACGGGCCCTGGCCTGTCACGGGAGGACGGTATTGCGCAGTGCCCACCTGAACCGGAGCACTCGCAGATGCCGATGGGGGAACAATAACGCTGGTCGGCGTGGGCATCACCGCAGGCCCGCAGTCCCACACACCTGTATAGTTCGGAGGCCCTGATTCTGAAAGAACGTAAGTCCCTGGCGTTACAGCTGTCGGCGGTATCCCCCCGGATCCGCTAAGTGTATCCGGGCCGGTTGCCGCAACAATGAAATCAGTGGGGGAAGCCGTCCCGCCCGAAACGGTTTTGGTCAGCTGAAGCGTGGGCACAGGGGGAGGAGCCGCCGCGCTCTCCATGTAGTAGAGCGTGTTGCAGAACTGCTGAAGAGCCACGCCGCCACCACCAAAGAAGGAGACTATCGTCCCATAGGCCCCGCCAGGGAGTGCAACTAATCCAGATGGCGGATTCTCCTCAATGGAGGGATCTCCAGGTGAGGATGGATCTGGCGCGGGCGGGTCCGTATCCCAGTTCCAGAAGTTCGTCGGTCCGGTCCATGCTCCTGGCGTATTTGCAGGACGCTGCCACATGACTAACTGTTCGCTGGTCGTGTAGTCCTCATAGGTGAATATGTACGTCGATCCATCTGCGCTGATAACTACCCCAAAATGCCCATGATTGACTCCATCGTAGGGGACAACCACATCCTCAGACACCGATGGAGCCGTGGAAGCAGCATTGACTAGGACTAATCCACCGCCGCCGCTATTACCGTTGAACTGATATGGGAAAAGAACGCGATCATTGGCCGCGTCGTACCTGCCAGTGCCCTGAGATGGAAAGAAGAACGTCCTGAACGTACTCGATTCGATGGTAACGAGGCCGGTTACAACAGCACCATCGAACATCGCATACTTGAGGGACTTGGTAGACCCTACAGTTAGGTTATCCATCCCGTACAGGATGTGAGCCCGACCAGCGGAGTCCGGGACAAATGACATGCCGAGATTATGCGTCGGGTTGTCCGTCGCAACCGTCTGCGGCGTTCCCCATACTCCGCCCGTTGTGCAAGTGACAACCTTCAGTTCTCCGAAAGCGCCCTCATCGGTTCCATAGAGAACAACGAGAACGCCCGTGGACAGCATCCGAATGGAACTGATGAGGACGTGCGATGTAACCGCTGGGCCACCACTGAGGATCGTCCCGTAAAGATCAGTGCCAGTCAGAAACGGAACGATACTCAGATGCCCTGAAAGATCGTAGTAGCAGGTATAGATCGTCGTTCCATCGTTTCCTAGGCACACCGCTCCAGCGGTTCCCAATGTCGCGATGTTTGTTTGTGGTGCGTGCGCTTGATCGTGGCAGGTGAAAGTGATCCCATCGGGGGATGATGCAATCGCCGTGTACTGCAAATCCGGCAATGGATGAGCTTGCGTAAGTTGACGGCTATAGCCCACGTATCTCTTGGAGCCAACCAGGAAGGGGCCGAGATCCTGATTAGGGCCGAAGTCGTAGTAGCTAATGCCTGAATAGGTAGTGACGCTGGTAACTTCTATGATGTGAGGCGTCGGCACTCGGCCACCTCCGCAGGATCTAAGGTGACGCCGGTACTATTCGCCCATGCCTCCGCATCATCCACCGTGTTGAAGACGCGCCTACCGTTCGGAAGGATCACCCGGATACGCCGCATTATATGCCTGCGTCCATCAACCGAGACAACAAACCCGCACGTAGTCGGCCCCGGTTGGTCGGGACCACCAGCAAAGCACGGATGCTCGAAGGTTTCTATCTTCATGCCGGTAAGCCCTCAAACTTGATGAAGATTCTCTGCCCGTTCGCCGATCCGCCTCCCCACTCATCGTCATAAGTCGGATCTGCTCGCAATGGAAGTGTCGCGCTGATGGGCCAGGGATTGGAAAGCGTGTCAATGTAGAGCGTCACGCGAATGTTTCCAACTTGTCCCGCTGCGTTCCACTGAAGGTACTGCAGCAGATGCCGAGCTCCACCGAGTTGCAAGCTCTGTTCATTCGTCGGTGGCGTAAAAGCGTGAGTGACGTAGTAGGGAAAGAACTGCCCGAGACAATCATCGGTGAGCTTGTTATCACACAGTGCAAACACGTTTCCGCATCCTCCGGGCACTGATCCCGGATACATGCCGTTTCCGACGAAGAATACGGTTGTCAGAGGACCCCCGACCGCTCGGTAGATCATCGCTGCACCATTGGCCGGGATGTTCCACGGACACCACTTGCGCGAGATTTCGCGCCCGTCGAGTTTCCCGGTCATGGTCATGTGAATTGGATCACCGGCCGCAATCTCATACGCAGTATCCATCTGCTGGTAATCGACGTGGTAGATTTTGTTCGGTGCTGTCGCCAGCGCCCTACTTGGCGCATTTCCTTTCGGCAATCCGAAGTAGATGCGATTTGCTGATGGATCGTTTAGTGCCCAGGTCGTCAGCCATGCCGCCGGGTTGATCGCATTCCAGTCAGGCTGGATCTCTTGGCCGATCTTCCAGGGCTGATCCCCTCCGAAGATGCGCGGATTGGCGAAGCTCATCCACGCGAACCATTCCTCACCACCACCCGCGGTAGCGTCATCGGCCTGGGAGACGGTCGATGCGAATGGCGACATAACCCCGCAGTTAGCCGCCACCTCATTCACCGACCATCCCGCAGGTTCCGTTACCCCGTTGTTTTGGACGACGTGGAGGCGTCCACCGGGATCTTGTGTGAGCACGTACATCGAGCCGCGAATTATCTCTGTGCTCAGAATCTTGTGTGTGTCCTCGACTCCGAATACCCCTGAAACATCGTCGAAGGCTTCCGGGTTGTTCACATAGCTCCCGAAAAACTCGTTATTGATGAACGGAACATCTGAGTAGACAAGACTAAGATCATCCACGATACCCGGAGCCGCGAGAGTCAGAATCAAATCACTCGGTATTGTCGCCGGTGTTTTAGCGGAAAATTTCGCCTCGCCCCATCCTCCGGGTCCTGGCGTGATCGTCGCTGTAGCCGTGAATGCGGTGGATGCGCTGGTTATCGTGACCGTGGCCCCGGTGTCCGACCAACACCGCGCCGTGTACTGGGTATTCCCGATCGCGATGGGCGCTCCGTTGGCGTCGGCATAGAAAGACTGGGTGAGGTTGGGGACAGATACGCCTTGGCCAAAGTTCCCAGGGACAACGGTTCCGGTTCCAGCCCATCCCGTGGGGACTCCTGGAAGCGAAGGAAGCACACCGCCGTCGAAGCCCATGTTCAAGAGTTGCTGAACTACATTGCGCTGCCCGTAAGTGATGAGCCGGTCACCGTAGAAAGCGAACCCCAGCGCGCTGTCCAAAACCGCCATGTTCGCGAGATCGTTCCCTGGTATCGAAATGCCCAAGGCCGCGAAGAGCGTATTATCTCCGAAGTCCAGAATCGCGCTGGTGGTCGTGTTGTCGTTGATCTGCGTGGCAGTCGAAACGACTTGCCCGTTAACCTGTGCCGGAACTGGGATGTAGAAGAAGTAAGCTCCTCCCGCCCCAGTGAATGCCAGAATCCGCGCTACGACGTTCGGAGGGCCTATCGGGATATTGTCCACGGTGATGTACTGGTTACCGTTGGCGTTCCACCTGGCCGGGGGACTAGGGCGCGTCAGATAGCCCTGGCGGGTCAGGAACAGAACTTGTAGTTGATGCTCACCGGGAGCCACTTGGCCGTGAGGTGTGACCGTTCCCACGGTCGTAGATTGCAGGTCCGGGCCGTTCTGCTTGTACTGAAACTGCGTCGGGCTCGTAACTGCGGAAACATAGAATGTGCCATCCCACGGGTAATGGACATGCCCATCGGTCCAGGTTCCATCTGACCAGGCGATGGCAACAGTGAAAGAACTATCGGTGGGGATGTCCAGAACTTCGTACACCTGAGGATCAGGGGTATCCGGTATCGGCCAGCTCAGATTGATGTTCCCGCCGCTCGAACTGCTATCGGAGTCGTTCTGCAGAGCCACAAAGTGGGTTGAATCCGGCACGCTGGTTACCACCAGTGTGGTGTTGAAGGTGGCGTCAGCAACACCGGATAACGTAACAACGGCGCCTGGAATAAGATCGTGGTCCCCAGTGGTCGTAATCGTCACAATGCCGCCCGCCCGCACCGCGGCAACGATCGGCGAGGCCACCACGATCGAGGAGATTCCCCGGAGGATAACCAGCTCTCCTGAAGCCAGGCCGTGAGGGGCGCTAGTCGTCACTGTAGCGATCCCAGGATTGTCGGTGTTGTTTATCACCAGCGTAGAGATTGCGGCGAAGGCAGGCGCATCCATTCCGCTGATCTGAGCTTGATAGCCCACTTTCAACCCGTGGGGATTCGCAGTGTTCACTGTGACGATGTTATTTCCGCGGGCCATCGTGTATGCCGCGGTAGCCGTGGTGCTTCCGCCTGTGCCAGTCTCAAACGTGGCGTAGTAAGCAAACAGCACAATCTGCGTATCATTCACCACGTAAGCTAAGGGAAATGTGAGGTTGAGGTTTGGGTCCGAGTTGCCGCCGATCGTGACAATAGAGCCAGCCGGGAGCCCGAGACCACCGGATGCTAAGTTCACGGTAACGCGGGTATAGGTCGTTCCCACCAGGTTCGTCGTGGTGGCGTCAATAATCGTAAGCGAAGGTCCAGCACCTCCTGAAAGCATGGCCGTATCAGGAAGGATCAGATTCCCGACAGTCGGCGGTGCTCCGGGGCCATCCTGCGTCACCCGGTCAAGGTTCGTTCCGTCGTACTGAAGAGCTACTTCGGTTCCGTGGATGCCATCAGAGAACGCAATATACTCCCTGCCAAATGCCGTGATCGACTTGGCATAACTTCCAGGGGTCACCGCTGCGAGCATCGAAACCGTTGAAGTGTTCAAATTCTCGGCCCAAATGTTCCCCGCTGCGTCCAGGTACAGATTCCGAATCACACCGCTGTTGTCGGTGTAGCTCTTGGCATAGGTTACCGTCGTAGCCCCGAGAGCCGTAGCGAGCACCTTGGAGAGCCCCGGCCGGCTGAAAACCGCGCCGGGACGAAACGCCATGTCCTGGCAGTCCGGGGACACCCCGGAAGGCAGGTTCATGGCTGGCATCGTGGTTACCAGCCCGCCGAAGAGCTCAAGGGGGACCTGAGCCGCTCCCTTGACGTTGAACATAGGCTAGAGATCGAATACGGCGATCTTACAGACGCACGGGGCAGTATGCGCCATCAGAGACGGAGCCGTGATGCTCGGGTCCATACGGAAGTACACAAACTCCCCAGGCAGCATCTTGGCTATCAGCGTCCCGCCCACCGCGGTCTTCAGTTGCACGTAATTCGTGATGTCGGTGTTCAGGACGAACAGCCATCCGCCGGCCACCGTTACGCTCCCCAGGGGTATAGCGGTGTCAGCGGTTGGAGCGCTGTAAGCTGTGAGCGAGTTGAGTCCGTTTCCAGTAACCGTGGCATGGAGCGCCGAAACCGCCTCAGCTACGGTTGCGGCGTTCTTGGAATAGCCCAGAGAGGCGTTAAGCGTGAGTTCGTTCGCCATGGCTACACGTTCTTTGCGAAGCGGGCGATGAAGCGAATGTTCGGGGGAACATCCGTGTTTGTCAGCGCCGCTGGGTACGCTGAGTTTGCCGTGATTTCCGCTCCCGCGAAGTCCGTAACGATCAGAACGCCATTCGCTTGGGTCGTCCCGCGGCCATATAGGAAGCAGTAGATAATAGGAGCCACGCCCGCCGTGGGTTCCTGATATATCCAGACATTCTTCGGAGAGTAGTCGCTGGCACAAAACCCGGCGAGGTTCATGGTGTCACCGTGGGTCGAAGCCCCGCCATAGTTCCCGCTAAGAATCAGAGTCCCCTCGACCCATAGGGAATCCCGAGTGCTGTCCAGCCCAACTCCAGGGTCAGCCGCGATCATGCTCAAGTTTTTCACTGCTACCGCCATGTGATTTCTCCTTTAATACCCAAGTCTAGAACCGCGGCTACGGGAGCTTCCGCCCCGCGGTCGCCTTCGGTTGTTCGTTCTCTGATCCGCACGCGCCTGATCGTTGAAAACCAGCTCCATCTCGCCCATTGCTTCCGCTCTAGCTTCTGAATATCCCTGCTCATCACCGCGGGGAAACACTACCTCGATCGCCACATACCACGCGAGAGCCGAAAGGCACCGAGGAACTGGAAGAGTTTGGTAGTACCAGGGAATCGTTGCCGATCCCACCGTGGTTTCTGTCAAATCAGGGAAAAACGTGATGTAGCGAAGCTGCAAGTCAGTAAGCGACGTTGCCCCTGGAAGGTAAAGCGCATTCTGCCTCCATTCCCACTGCCGATTCAAAACCGTGCGGACAAACTGGCCTCTAAGTCCGTCGAGCGAGCACAGCATCGGGATAAAGAGTGAGTTTGTTCCGCTTTGGCGCTCTCGGATCTTCAGCGGAGCCAGAAAGTTAGCCGGAAGAGACGGCACGGTGGTGAAATTCGTTCCATCGAAGAATCCGTTCCAGGAAAGCCACGATTGGGCCGCTGGGTCCGGGTTTACGTTCACCGGAAGGCTTGGAATGATGAGGTTGTCACCGATCAGCAGTCGATAGCCGAGATTCCCAAGGTCCTTTTGGAACTTTCTCCACGCCGAGTTGAAAATGATCTGCGTCCGAAGGCAAAGCGAGCCATCCGGGTTGGTTTCCGCCAACAGCGTACCGCCGCCCACCTGGGTTAGCTGCTGACCCGGATCTGACCCCGTTGGAGAGCCCGGCGGGGTCAGGATCAGGTCATTGACGCGTGATCGCGCCGTGTTCAGCACCGCGTTGGCGGTGTCCCCGTATAGGTATGTGGGCTGGGTCGCCATTTACTTCTGTTTTTCGATCGTCTCCCCGCAGTACCGGCACTTTTTGGCCTCGAGCTTGATTTCCTCAGCGCAGGAAGGACACAATTTCGTTTGCGGCGCTGCTGGCTTGGTCGCCGGGGCTGAAAATTCCAGCCACCGCTCGGTTTCTGCCGTCAATCCAAGTGCGTGAGCCGCGATGAAGTGGTCATCGGTAACGATCGAGGACAATTTCCCCACCGCATGAGCCTCGCGAGCTTGCTGAACGAGCTTCGCGTACTCCGCGTGCATCTTCTTACGCGCAAGGGCGATATCTTCCTTGGCCGGCGGCCATACCCTTGAGATCCCAACCCCGAATTTCTCCAGAGAATTGCTCTGGCTCAGGAACTTACCGTTCCACTGGCCCTTGGCGTCGGTGAAACCAAGCATCACCTGGCAGGCAAAGTCATATCCTGGGTCCAGGTCGTCCTCTGTGCCGTGAAACTGCACTTCCAGAGTGTTGCCTTCTTTGTTGTAATACTCGTGCGGCATTCCGGGAATGATAAGGGGCTCGGAGTATTCCGCATCCTCAGGACATGCCTGAATCATCATGGTTCCGTAGCTTGCGCCAGAACCTTCCAGACGTTTGGGGCCGACGTTGAAGATGTACAGCTGGCCTTTCTTCGACTGTTCCTTGACGGCTGCCGGGATGAACGCGGGCTTCTTGCCGCGGTTCAGGTCCTTCTGACGGGCCATAAGCTCAGGGGCTTGAGAGGCTCGGATAAAACCACTCTGCGGGGCCGTTGCGGGGGTTGTTGGTATTGCCGTGGGTGCGGGCATTATGCTGCTCTCTTTCTTTGTTTCCTGACTTTTCCGCCGCCTGCTGTGGCTTGGCCTGGTATCCCTTGGGGAATCGGTAGGCCAAGCTCGTTGGCGGATCGGATAACGGGGCTAGTCTTGGGCGCACCACCGCGCCCGGTGCTTAACTGTGAAAACGGAGCATGACCGAACGCCGGTAACGCGTCCCGGATGATCGATTCCCGGAGATGTTTGCGCTCGATCTCTTCCTTGGTCGCCTGGTTTCTTGCAGCTACCAGCTTTTCGGACCATGAATACCTGTCTGACGCATGAACTAGGCGAATGAGCTTCTCTATGTTGGTCTGAGCCGGGTCGAAGCCAGTATTCCCGCACATCTGGTACTCGCCGCGGTGCGGATACGGGCCAAGGATGTTCAACTGGCTATCGGAGTTCCACTGCTCTGCGGTAACCCCTCCGGTAAAGGTGAAGGCGTCCACCCACTCTTCAAGAACGTAGGTTTCGGTGGCTGAGAGGTGCGGGTAGGTTTGCACCCACTTGGCCCGCGGCGTCCCGGCGCCGTTCCACTGTCCGTAAACCAGTGACCGGCGAGAAGCCGCAAGGATGATACGAAATCGATTCTCACCGAAGGGGTTTAGCCCGAAGCGAGCCATGGGCATCGGGTAATGCTGAAGCGAGTTTGCGGGGTCGAGGGCCGTCATTTTGTCAAAAAGTGGGGGTGGATGAGCCACCCCCGGAGTCGGAGGAACACACTCGATTAGTGACCGAAGTATCCAGTCGGAATCGCGAAATTGTTGTAGTAGGAGTTCAACCTGGGCTGACCGGTTCCGAACTGCAACACCGCCGCCAAGTAGAACAGAACGCTCGAAGCGATACCGCCGGAAGCACCATAAGCCGGGAAAGCCGTTTGGCCTTCGACTTCGATGTAATCTTCCTTGCGGGTTTCGATTCTCCACCACTCCTTGAGCGGCAGGAAGTCGATGCGTCCGGGTTTTGCCCGGGGGTTGACCAGGAACTCACGACCGGCGATAATCGTCGGGGCCCGCTTGGTCAGCATGTCCGTCATCTCATCGCCCTTGATCTGGTTCATGATGATCTGCTGGACATTGAGAGCGATGTTTTCCCAAGCAGCCTGGGCTTCCACGTTTCCGTGACAGACAAGCTCCGAAGAGTTGGCCCGTTCCTCACCCAAGGCCAGGATGATCTGAGCGAACAGGGCCCGGACGCTGGCCGGCGTCATGGCCTTTCCGCCCTGGTTGATGTTGGGGGTCGAGAACTTACCGGGGAAGGTGGAGCGCTGGATGCCCATGAAGTTCCCGACGTTCCCGGCTACGTTGTAGTAGGGGAGTCCGAAGATTCCCGAGTTGGCCTGCCCCGATGATCCGGAAGCCAGAAGCAACCAACCAGCAGTCGTACCCACCGGGAAAGCCCCGGTGAGCCAGATGGTGTTATTGGCGATATCGACCGATTGGACGGTTACGGAGCCTTCAAAGGTGCCACCGAGAGCAGACCAGACATCGATAGGCTGTTGGTCCTGGAAGGCGTTCGCGTTGTTGACGATGATTCCATTGGTCCCGGTGGTCGAAACCACTGAATCCAGGGTATTGGAACCATCGGAGAGCGCTAGAAGGGAGTCGATAAACCCCGCGAAGACTTTGGGAGCCTGCTCGTGGGTCAGCGTGACAAAGTTCTGAATCGATTTGACGTTCTCATCGTTCGCCCACTCCGCCAGAAATGTATACTGCGAAGGCTGGAGAAGCGAAACGCAGGAGAGCGAGCCGAAGGTTTCAACCGGAGCCGATCCGAGCCCGAGGTCTTGACCGTCGAATGCCCCGATCTTCATGCCGCCCTGAGATAGCGGCTGCAAGGGGATGCGGGCCGGACGTGTTGATACTGGTTTTACGTCCGTGCGGACGTTGATGCGCTTGTAGAGCACACTCGATACAAGCGTGAGCATTTCGAGCTTAGGGCGGATGTATTCCGCCTGAGCGCCAAACGATGAGGCATTATTGCCAACAGACATGCTTATTCTCCTGAACTGGAATTGTTCAGAATCAAGCGTGTCCGTTTGTCCCGCAGGACTGGCTGGACGGCAGCCAACGCCTTTATGCGCCGAATCTGCTACTGAATGTCAGAGCTTTAGAGGTTTAACGTCTTTCCCTCGGACGTGAAACTCTGACGAAACAAAACTACCACGGAATGTTTAGGATTGCAAGAGGGTCCGACCAAGACGGGAGCAATTAAACCACGAAGCGACGACTTCGCTATCAATTGCTCCCGGCGCGGCCAAGGTCCCAGCGGAATATGAAGTTCAGTCTATCACGCCCACTGCACCAGGCGGCCGTCTTTCGTGAACGCCTTGTTCTCACTCAGCATGGCCCCGGTGGTTTTGATAACGTCAAGATCTGAGCTGGGTGGCATCTTAGCTACGCGGATTGCATTCCCACTGCGGTCGGTGGCCGGTTTCCCGTTCACCGGCGGTTTCACCGGGCCACCTTCTGGCTTGGGACCGGGCTTACCCGGTAGCGCCTGAGCGATCGCCTGCCTCAAAGCATCCGGGATGGCCTTCTGGAAGAAAGTGTACTGTTCCTTCAGGTAACCATCCCTGTCGCCATTGGCGAAGAATCGCGCGGCGTTGTTCTGCCACTGCCTAAATTTCGCTGTTAACCGCAGCTCATAGAAGCCTTTGATATTGCTGTCCTGATCGGTGGTCAAGTTGCGGCCTTTGGTCAGCTCGCCCCAGGCTTTCGCGAACACTGCACGCCGCTGGTTCGCTACGCTGGTTTCCCACTGTTCCTTACGCAGCGCGGCCCGCTCGCGCTCGAGCTCGTTCTTGCCGTCCTGCACCTTCGGATCGGCAGGAGACCCTAGTGCCGCCGGCGCGTTCTTGGCCGCCTGGTGCAGAATGTCGATCGCCCCGAGAATGGAGTTGTGATTGTCGATGATCTCGGCTAAGAACGAAGCAGCAAGTTCCTTGTTTCCCTCAGTGTAAGCCTTAGAGGCCCGGTTGAGAATAGCTGCCTGGGTAGCAAACATCGTCGGCAACCCGGCATTGTTGAGGGTCTGTACGGCACCCTGAGCTTGGTAATATGCAAGTCGCTTTGGATCCAGCTTGTCGAACTTCCGCAGCGCCGGTTCCATGAGGCCAACGAATGACTGCTGGCCATCCGGGGTTTCGGTGATCTTTTCGATGAAGTTCGGATCTGCCGCCGCGTACATGCGGTCGATCTCTTCCATCTGCTGAGCGATCGATTTAAGTTCCGCGATGCCTTGTTCTCCGCCGTTCTGCTGGGCGAGCTGCTTCAGAGTTGCCAGCTCCTTCTTTCCTCCGGGAAGCTCGCGCTGTAGCCAGTCCCGGACCAAAAGAGACTGCGTTACTTCCTGGGCGAGCCGCGGCGATAGGGGCTTCAGCGCCTCGATCGCCGCCTTGCCGGATTGGGTGAACTTGCCGTTCTGAACGGCGCGTTCCCCGGGCTTTACGACTGGCGTTTCTGGCTGTTCCACCCGGGCGAGTTCGGTACTTGGTTCTACGAACTCCGCATCATGAACCTCGCCACCCGTGTCACCGCCTGTATCCGTGTCGGATCCAGGTTCGCCGCCTCCAAAGTCGCTAGAAGCGTCCGCAACAGCAACGCCACCACCTCCATCACCGGCTCCGGCTTCATCCATCAGCGGGCCAATTTCAAGAAAATCAAACATTGCGGGGTTCTCCTTATCCTTGGTCTACAAACTCACAACAGCCACGCTCGGGATTGACCACGGGCAGGCCATCCTTGCCCTTCGTAACTTGCGGGTCAGCTTTCACCACCGGATGAATGCAAGTTTCCCGACCTTCAAGATATTTACATTTTCCGCAGTGGTATGGTCCCTTTTCGGCGTAACCAGCCAGTCTAGTGCTATTCGGCCAGAGTTGGACTTTCGATACCAACTCCTTCAGGGCCTTTATCTTGCCCTGCCAGTCCGCCGTCGTTTTGGACCAGTTCCAATCCACTAAACCGTTGCCGTTCCCGGAGATCCTGCTGGTGCTGATGCGGCCAAAGGCGGCTTACCCGCGGGGGGCTTTGCAGGCCCAGCCTTCGGCGCGACCACCGGCAGCGGAGGAACAACTGGCTCCTTCATCGCCGCGGCTTTCTTGTGCTCCTGGGCGTGCAGCCACACGTTCATGATTCCGCGCTGATTGGGAACCATTTCGCCAGTAACCGGATCAGCTCGACCTACTTTCATTTCGATGGTGGCCGCATCGCTGTTCAGATAATCGACGCAGGTATCGTAATGCCACTGATCGAAGTCCCAAGGATTGATTGGCACGCTTGATCGGATCAAGCTCGATGGATCAAACGGTGGCGGCTCGGGTGGCACGGGCATTCCCTGAGCTTGTGCGACTTGTACGGCCTGCTGGTACATCTGGCGCTGTTGTGCGTCCTGCTGTTCTGCCGCCATCACCTCTTGGGGAGTCGGCATCACAGGAACGCCGTTCAGCAGTTCTTCGATCTCTTCAACCTGCTTATCGTGCGCTTCAGACTCAGGAATTACCATTTCGCTGATTCCGAACAGCTTTAGGAGTTCCTTCCAGTTAGCAGGTGCCGAAAAGAACTGTTGGGCCGCCGGCGGGAACTGCGCAACGAGTTGGACGACGTTCAGGAGCGTGGCTCGCTTCGCCGCGGTGGAATCCGGGAACCCCGAATCTTCGTCGGGGGTAGCCATGAAGTGGCCTTTGCGTAACCGCTCCACGCGAACGGTTACGTTCTGCGCACCTTTGACCGGAACAATGATTTCCTCGGGTGTCTCAGGGTCATTTGACGCAGCCAAGGCGACCTGAGTGTAGAGCTTTGCCATGGTGTGCTGCAGCACTGCCCAAATAATCCCCATGCGTCCGAGAGCCTGGTTACGGGATTGCGCAAGCCCGGAGGCCGTCTTGGTATCCGTGGTCGATTCTCCCCACATCGCCGGTGGACACGCGAGAACGAACTGGAGGAACTCGCCCATGAGGAACTGAATCACTTCGTTGAGAGTTCCGGGGATCTCAGGATTAGGTTCGCGATAGAAGTTATCAGCGACAGCGGTCGTGTTCGTCGCCATCTGCTTGAGATTGCGAATCCCAAACGGCTGGGCCTTCTGATCTAGCATCGCTTCGTATTCGACCTTAGAAGCCGCAACCCATGTTGACGGCGCCCCGAAATCGAACGTCTCAGCGATGTAGTTCATCAGCGTATTGAAGCGATCCTGGGCCACGACAGCGGGGTCCATGACCGCCAGATTAAACTGCCCGTCGCTCGCAAAGGGATGGTCTGTAATCAGGCAGTCGTCCATCGACTCAGCCCACGACTGCGAGTAGGTTTTTCCTATGTAGACCGCATGGAGTCCGGTGAACCCGCCTTGTTTGTCGGCAAAGATGCGCGCGATGGCATCACGGACGCTTTCCGTCCCGTCACCTTCAAGAAATGGCTCGTCAAACTCTGAATCGGACCAGCAGGATGGTCGAAGCCAGGCGTGAAGCTCCGTGACCATGTGACTAATCGCTTCGCCGGCCTGAAACTGCGACCTTGCACCCTGAAGGATTCCGAGTCTCGCAAAACGCTCATAGTTGTTTTCATCAAGGCCGGTCTCGTTGGCTTTGATCTTGTCCCTGACATGCTCGTGGTCCTGTCTCGCATTGCGCACGTCTAGGTCTCGATAGACAATTAGATACGGAAACTGCGCCTGATCCTGAATCATGATCGGCACTTTGGTTTCGAGTGACCCGAATACCTGAGCCGTCTGGTTCTTGATGGGCCTCCCTGCGTCGTCACGTCCCCAGCGTGCGGCGTTCTCTTCGGTCTTAACCCACACCACAAAGCGACCAGAGAGACACATCATGCGAACCACTTCCCGCATGATCTTCTTGATATCGTTGACACGGTCAAAGTTCTTGCGCAGGCCGTCAGCGGTTTCGGCCGCCTGGTTATCCTCGGACTTCGATGGGTCCTTAGGCTCGAACGCTATTCCGGGTCCGTTTTGGGTGAGGACGGATTGGATAATCCACACAAAGCCATGGAAGATAGGGTAATCGTCAATGTAGTCTCCCCATTCTTCCTCGTTACCTTCAGCGTCGTAGAAGGACGCTCCGGGTATGGCAAGCACAAAGCAGTCATCACGTCCTTCGTAAATGTGCTGATGACCTCTTTCATAAAACCTGAGCTTCCGGTCATGGAGCACCTCCAGACGGCGTAGATAGCGTTCTTCGCCTTGTGATTTTATGATGGCCGAGCGGATGGCCTTCTCGATCTGCTCGGGAAGCTTCTCATTGCGAGGCCCGTACCCTTCGTCCTCTTCAGGCTCGGGGATAACCTGCTCGTCGGGTTGCTCGACGGCAAGAGGATCAGCGACAGCGCTCAATTGAACACCGCCGTGCCGCCCACGTTTTCTCCTATGCGGTCGGCTAGATCCTTCAACTCCTGCTGTTCTTTGCGCTGCAAGATGGCGATCACCGCAAGTGCGAACTCCGCACAGCACGTCGGAGGTTTCCAGTCGTCATCAAGCGTGGACGGCGGCGTAAAGTCCAGATCCGCTTGGCAATACGGGCAGTGGACAATCTTCGTCAGCCCCATCTCGGCCTGATTGATGGAGTGCTGAAGTGCGCCCAGCTTTTGTTTCGCGGTCACTTCTTGAACTCGCCCTTCTGAAACCGCAGACCCAAGAGCCCTCGCCCGCGAACGCTTGGATTCGATGAATGGCTGTCTTTCTCCAACTGCTGATGCGTCGAGATCCCAGCGGCAGCGGCCTTCTCCTTCTCGATACCAAAATGCTTTATGGCTCCTCCGAGCCACTTGTCCTTAGCCACGTTTCACCGCCCCGCCCAGCATCGGCGCTTTCTTCGGTAGTCCCTTCGTCGGCGTTGCCGCGAATGCATGGAGCTGCTGGTGGTTCATTCCCAGCAGCCCCTTGTTACGTTTGTACAGTTTCGATGGATCATGTTCAGCGATCGCCATTGCTTTTTGCTGATCCTGCGAAACTGAAGGCATATTACAGGCCCGTCACCACGCGGTAGTTGATGGTGATGACCAAGTGCCCCGCGCCGGTAATGAAATCGGCAGTCGCGCAAGCCACGTAGATGGCGGTGTTGGCGATAGCCGAAACGAGATTAGAGGCAAGCGCCCCAGCGACCTTAACCACTTGGCTGGCAGTGGGGGAAGTGAGGAAGGTGGCCGCGATCGTAGCAGAAGCCGGTATCGTTGTCCCGGTTCCGTAGCTCAACTGGATCACGCCGCCATTAGCGAACGCTGCAGTGAGAAAGACGTTCTCGAACACCGCATCGATCACGTCGATCATGTTGCCAGCACCAGGGGCCGCAATCAGTGAGGTGGGAGCAGAGTTAAGCGCCTTGGTCTGGGTGTTGGTCAGAACGAACTTCTGAGAAACAATTCCCGAGCCGTTAGCTCCGCTGTTATCGAGAATCGAAACCTTACCGCTCGCCGGCAGAGTTGCGGCCGCCAGAATAGCCGCTGTGCCCCCGGAGGTGTACCACGCCGCATCCACTACGACTGTTCCACCACCATTGGTGGCGGCATCGTTGATGGCTTCTTGCAATCCAGCAGTCGCAGAAGCAACCGGATCACCCTGTCCGTGCAGGTTCGCGAACGTAGCGGTGAACCCTGCAACTCCGGGAATCTGGCTACTCGCGTTCTGAACTGCGGAAGGCGTCACCGTTTCCTGATTCGACCCCGACCCTACAAGCACGGGGGCCGTGGTCGCCAGAACATTAGCCACCGTGCCGTCGCTTAGAACGATCGGCCCGCTGGTGAGCGTTACCGATCCCGCGCCGGTGGCACTGGGGGCGGTAATGATTTCAGGAGACGCAGGCGAATTGTTGGGATTCGGCCCTCCATAGTAGTAGTCAAGGGCGCGATACCAGCCCGCGAATTTAGTTCGGTTTGCCATCAGTAGTCCTTCCTTTCAGAAGTATCAGCAGTCGGTTTATCTTGGCTCGGCTCGTTAGAACTTTCGCCTTCCTCTCCACCCATAAGTTCTTTCATCTCCGTGGCCGCGGATTCCGCGTTCTCATGCTCATTGGGCCCTTCCGGCTCCCCGCCGTGAGATGAGTGATGCGTCGTGACCCCGCCGCCCATGCCATCAGAATGGGCGTGGTGATGAACGCCATCGGAATGCTTTCCCGCAAGGTGCATCAGCGCGTGCCCGATGTGCGGATGGTCCGTGGTCGATCCGTCCTCATGCTCAATCTGGTGGGTTCCGTCACCCCGAGACACGAGAGTCGAGCGGGATTCTCCGTCGCCACCGTGCATCGGCATTGGCTCTTCACCATCAGAAGGTGCGGGCTTCGCTGGCGCTGGCTTCGCGCCACCTTGCAGAATCGAGGGCATTACTGTTTCTCCTTGTTCTTGCGTTCCTGTTTGGCGGCTTTCTCAAGCCCCGCTAGTTCTTCGGCGCTCATGGTCGAAAGGTCAATAGTGGCTGGTTTAGCAGCAACGGCTACGGCGCTACTTCTGATTGCGAGATGATCCCGTAGATTGAAGCTCGCCCGCTCCTGGAGCATTTCATCCGTGATGCCTTCCATGCCATGGACTTGTCGCAGCGAGTCTCCATCTGTCCCAGCCGGTGGTACGGGCTTGGTGAGATCGCGATGCTGTTTGGTAAGCTCCGCCTGCCTAATAGCGTTAGCGATCACGCGAGCATCGGCGTCACCCGGCATTTGGTTTCCTCTGCGCTGCCGCGCCTATCTCAGCTACCGTTCGCATTTGCTGAAAAGCTCTGGCTGGATGCCGCGAGCGCGGAGTGTCCAGACGTTCGCGGAGCTCGTTGATATCGGCGGCGTGTTGCTTTTCCTGCTTAGCTAGTTCCTGCTCAAGGTCGGATACGCGCTTCAACGCCTGCAATCCCTTGTATTCGCTTCCTTCAATCGAGGTGATGTAGTTATCCAAGCGAACAATCCCGAGCCAGGAGCGTAGCCAGTTGCGAATCATCGAAACATTTCCTTGCGCCTACGTTTCATCGCCTACGTTTCACCCGTTTATACCTGTTTCTTTCATCGCTGTCAAATCTTCTCATCGCCAAGGCTAGACTTGTCATCTGCGATCCGGTTCTCTGCTCAGGCGTGGGAGCGTCGTATTCTTGCATCAAATCGTGCCTGCGAACTTCGACCGGAGCCTCCCACTGGGCGGCCTGCATGGACTTGTATCCATAGCGCAAAGTGTCCATGTAGTCGTCCTCAATTTGCTCTGTTTTCAGCACGTCCTCGGGGCGATCGGGGTCACAGATCACCAAGGGGATAGAGCGAGCAAGTTCCGCGCAGTCAGCACTTACCAGCAGCAACGGGCCTTCGAGCGGTTCGGTTACCGGCCGTCTCCGAGCGTTCACCGTTCGCACGAACGCGTTGTAAAGCTGTCTCCAGCCCCCGATGCGATCTTTGTCAGCCGGTATCATCCGCGGTAACCCGGCTTCAGTGAGTATCGGCTGCATCAGATCCGCTGTAGTGTTCTCGCTTCTGCGGTCTTTCGAGAACATTGCCCCGTCCACGAAGTGGCGAGAGATTGTGTCTTTCAGATGCTCAGGTGTAGCGTCTACAATGATTTGCGCGAATTGCGGCTCTGGCGTCAGGTTGGCGTGGCGCTCTTGCCAAACCAGGATTACATCCAGGGGGTAATCGCTTGCGACATTAATGGCCTGCATTAATATCGCAGGAGACACCTTACCGATCGAGAACCACAGATTCACCGAGTAGTGCGGCCGCGGTGGTCCAGCCCATCCCCAATCTGTACTCATCCAATGAGTCCACCACGGCTGCCACAACTGCGCTAAAGCGCTAGGTGAAATGACGCACTCCGGGCCCCATGCCCCAGCGAAGTATTGGCCTTCAAAGTGGTCGAAGCTGCCGAGCAGGTAGCCAGCGCGAATCGATACCGGAAAGGCGTCATACTTGCGGCCTTCCGAGGTGTCCCGAATGAACATCTCGAATCGCGTTTGCGAGTCCAGGTTGTAAAAATCGTGCTCATCGATATCGACCTGGCCGCGGAACCACTCGTAGTTGTCCCAGCCGAATACATGGATGAAAGCGTAGCTGTGAGCTTCTTCTTTGCCTTCGTACTGCTTGAGCCAGAAGACTCTACGGATGTATGTCGAACCAGGGCCGCCAGGGTTAAACAGCAATGCAGTCTTAGACATGCCCTCAGGAATGCCGGTGGTGCTCTTGGTCCACCTGGCCGCAGTGGTGATCCATTGCAGCTCTTCCTGGCTAAACTGCTGGGCTTCGTCCACGAAGATAAACCCAGACTCATATCCGCCTAGGAACTTGCGCTTGACATCTTCGGCGGTTTCAGCGTGGGCAAAAATGATTTTACCGAGGCCGGGAACAGACAGTTCCTTGTCTCCTACGCGATAGTACTCATGGAGCTGAGGGTAGTCCATGAACAGCGGATCAATGTGATTCTTCTTGAGGTCATCGAACACGCGCCGGATGATGGTGATTTTAATGCCGGGATACAGCTTACCCAAACCCGTTAACAGCAGCAACGCGCAATTGCGGATACCCGCTGACTTTCCGCCGCCTTTAGCTCCACCGAAACCGATGATCGTCGCAACTTCTGGACCTGTAGCGCATAACAGATCGTAAAGCTTCGCTTGCTTCTGCTGAAGGTGGATGTTGAGGTTAAGATCCATCTGACTTACCCTCAATGCGCGTCACGTTGACGTTGACATTGAGGGAGTTGCCTTCAGGGTCGGCGTGCTTCAACAGAGTGGACTCTCCGTACTTCTTGGGGATGAGCTTTGATAGCAGCCACTTCCGCGAGTCCACGCGCAAGCGCGATCGGTTGATATGGTCGTGATCCGTGGCTTCGTACTCATTTCCCTTTTCGTTGTAACGTATTACGGTATCCTGGCTTGAATCGTCGGCGATTGAAAGAATCTCTTCCGCCCAGCGTTCAGCCTGCAATTCTCTCGCGCGCGCATACTTCGCAGCAAAGCCTTCGCGGTCGTCAAGCGCCCAAAGCCTTACCGTTGATTCTGCCGGTAGCCCTTCATCCTTGCAAATTGCATTCAGGCTTTCGCCGCCAGCCAGCCGCTCGCAGATCAGATCCGCTGTTTCCTGGGTATAGGTTGATGGTCTGCCGGCCATTTAGTGATTGTATACAGAAAACAGGGGTGCTCCCTCGCTGAGAGCACCCCGCGCGTAGACTACTTCGATACTGGAGCTCCCAGTCCGAGAGACAGTGAACTGGCGGTTCCGCCCACCACGTCAATTACGTCTGTAACTGTGAGCGAAGTGCCATCGGCATGGGTAACGGTCGCCGTGATGTTTACGTTCGTCTTGGGTTTTCCACCGACCACGAAGCCGGATGCTACGAAGCCATCTGCGGCCGGTGAATCCATGACGATCGAAGCCGAATCGGGTGAATCGGAAACGATTGAAATGGTGTCAGTTGGCAGTCCTGCTACCGGCTGCGATGCCGCGTCCAGTTCTGTCAGTGCGAAGGGAGCCTTTTCGGTATCTCCGAGTTGAAAGTTTGCCATATAATTTTCCTCTCTATTGTGGGGTAACTGAGCCAATCTTTAAGACCAAGCGCGCGGCAGGGGCCTGCCCCGAATCAAGGATCTCTTTCACAGCTTTGTTTATTGCGTTGATGGTGTTACGTTCCGAACGCGCGACTTCGCGGCGCAATCCAAGCAGCAAATCGATAATGAGATCATCCTTGCTGCGCGACTTCAGAAATGGGGTGAACATAGGGGGATTCCTACTTCACTGGTGAGCCGAACACGCGCAGGCCGATGAGCACGAACAGCACGAGTTGAACGAATGCCCAGCTTCCCCACGCCGGCCAGTTAGGCGTCGGGCTGGTGCGTTCACGCCAGAATCCTATGATGATCCACAAAACAATCACGATCCAATACCAAGCATCAAGGCTCATGGAGAATCTCCTTCCTTTCGCTAAGAGCACGCGCGTGCCCTGTCGTTGAAACTACGGCTTCGCCGCCTGTTCCTCCCCGGCCTTGATAGCACCAGGCGAGGCTACCGGAACGGGACGCACACCTTCGGCGATCGCCGCTTCGGTCTTGGCTGGTTCCTTCACAATGCCTTTGTAGATGAGCCATTGGACAGCATATTGCTTGGATGTGATAGTAGCCGTGTGAATGATCACTCCCGCAGTCAGCCCGGTAACCGTCAGCACGCCCGCGTCATGGTTGAAAGTGAAATGAATCCCGGCGCCAGTTGCAAATGCCGAGGCCCACCCGACGATGCGATTCAGCGTCGAGGTGTGCTGATCCATGAACGGAACTAACTTCGTTGTCTTGAGCCACTGAATGATCGAAACCACTAAGGTCGAAGCCGTAAGCGTGGATAGCAGGTCGTTCACGCTATTGTTTGCTTCTGCAGCTTGAAATAGCATCATCTGTTTTTCTCCGGTTGCTCCCGAATAAAACGGTTCATGTCCCGCTCGTACTGCCCGCGAAACCACTTCACGTCATCCGCCACCGAGCGGATATCCATTTGCATTGAGTTCACTTTCTCCTGTGTAGCTCTTTCATCCGCGGCGGTCGCTTTGCTCATAGCTAGAGCTTCATTCGTGTCCGACTTCAGGCCGAAGTAGCACCCCACGATAACGGCAATGATGACGGCGACATGCCACCACGAAGAGATGGTTAGATTGATCGTGGTCCTCTCGCTGACAGAATCAGACATCGTTAGCCTCGCCTTCCAGCTACAAAATGGCACGAACTCATGCGAACCAAAATTTCTAGGCTTTTCCCGAGCCTTTCCCTTCGGTAGATTCTGCTCCAATTTTCATATCGGCGCGGGCCGAATCTCCACCTTCTTGGAACGATATTTTCTTTGTCGCGTTGACCAACTCAGTCATCTTGCTATTGGTGTTGGTCTCAAGCGTGGCAACCGTCTGTTGAGTCTCGGCAATCTGCTTGGAATGCTGCACACCGATGAAGACACTGACCACTGAGCCTATCGCGGCGATCGTTGACGGGACCGCCGCGATGAGAGAGATCAACACGAGGTCCGTCATGGGCGTGGCATCTGGCTAATTATGTCACGATATCCGGCAAGATGTAATTCCACAGCGGTATATCGATGTTCTGGATCTCCGCCCAGGTCGCCACATTCTGGATGTAAGTCTCGGTTGCGTTCCCATCGCTCGCCGGGGCCCAAATGCTGATGAGCTTGCGAAGGCTGTTGCCTTGGGCGATGTGCAGCGCGACAACATGGGCCGCGCCGGCTACCCCCTCGGCTCGAGTTCGTGGCTTCCAAAATCCGTTATGGTATTTGAGCTGCTCGCCGTTAGGATACGCCGCGTTCTGGAACCATGGCGCGAAGCGCAGATTGCCGGGGTTTGTGTAATCGACAGGCATTCCCTCTTGCCGAAAGATCGCGTTGACAAGGCGGGCGATGAGATCGTTCATCGGGTCACCCGCCACAGAACAAGCAGCAATACAAGTACCGACAGGACAACGCCCGCAACAAACGACCAGAATGTCTGCGTCTCCGTCATTACGCAGGTGCGACTGGGGCCAAGAGTGCGGGATCGAACGGCTTCCCGGTCGCCGCGACATGGGCCTTGATCGCAGCGTCGGCGATTGCTAACAGTTTTGCGGACAACGCCGCGGGTGCCGCCGCCGGAGGATACATACCTGCCACGTCCGCGGTCATTTCGAGAGCCATGATGATTTCATCGAGAGTGGTGAGCATTACTTTACCCCCGCTGTTTTGAGTGCATCGGCCAACGCCGCCGTAACCGCCAAAAGCTGCTGCTGAATTGGCGTGGCGTCAACTGCTTTACCCGCGACAAGGGCGGCGTGGTATTGCAAATAGGCCGATTCCACGATGTTGAACGGTGGGATTACTTTAGTGTTCAGGATCGCCTGAAGCTGCGGATAGGTGGCGATCTGGAGCTTCGCCGATTCAATGGCCGCCCGCGCGGTCAACAGCGAATCGTAAAGCTGATCGTCGACCTGATTGACCGTCCCGGGGTGCTTGATGACATATGTTCCGGTATGGGAACACCCGCCCATAGATAACGCGATTGCCAGAACCGCGATACGGAGCTTCATAACACCGGGTCCTTTGACGCTGTCCAGACGCCTTCGGTCCCAAGGCTGAAAGAGAACGCGAGGTGGAAATAAAGCGCCTGCCCGTTATGTCCACCGGGCAGCGGATCCCCTTCGTTGAATGCCCAGCTTCCATCAGTCCGACGAACGTTGATCGCGAGGAACATCCCGCCGTTTTCAGCGCCTACATAACCCGAGGGTGGCTTGATTGGATCAGGCGGGGGTACGAAGGGCTTGTACATTGGATCGTCAGCGTCGGCGGACACCACGATCGCCTGTTTCTCAGCGGGCGTCCCGATCAGTGCCGGCGTCCAAAAGGTCGAGGAGAACATATTCGGCAGCCACTTCAATCCCTGATAGACGGAGGCGCGACCAAGCATAAGGGCCCCGGCATCGCATCCGAGGATCCAGATGTAGTAATCGGGGGCAAAGCCCTTGTCGAAAAGCTGTTTGGCGAGAGTCAATCGCTCCGCCGTCGTGCTCAGGTGCCGAATCGCTTCGACCTCGGTGTGTTGCGCTGCCCAATACTGCTCGTTCGTAACGAAGTTCATGTGGCTGATATTACTCCTCTCTCTGTGGTTTCGTCTAGTTAAATCATTTTCCATGGGTTTTGTTTGCAACTTCCACCATCGCCGCTGCTGCCAGCCAGGGCAGATACCTCGGAACCTCAAAGTGGTCCCGAAACCTTCGGACGGTGAGAAGGTCCCTGTCGCACCAGATAGCATCGAAGTGCTTCATTTTCAATAGACCAGAGATAATCCGGATCTGTTCATTAAGTTCCGGGACGTGGAACCTCGCTTCCTTAGAGGCCTGTATTTTCAACGGGTTAAGCATTCCTATCAGTTTTCCGAAATTGCGCAAGTTTGCGAATGCCCGTAGAACGCGCACAAACGCGCCAGGTTCGTTCGTTGGGGAAACTGGCCCCGTTGCCGCGATGCCGGGCAGAAAACTCGCTGTGCGTTGCGCCGTGGCCCGGGATTAGGTCCAAAACCAATCATTGGCACTGCGGCACTTGAACCATTCATGCTTTCGCGATCGGCATTCTCCCCTGTCAGCCAAAAATATGGACCCAGCGAAACCATGGAATCTCCGATAACTTCAATCATTGCCTTGTTCCACGGGGAACAATTCATGATTGGCGCTCCGCAAGAAGGCTCAGGCCGGTCTCAGAAGCCGGGGGTTTGCGCTCGCGCATCATCGCCATGATGCGCTCGATTTCGGCCCCGGAGCACGGGCGCGGCAAGCCCGAAGCCGCCGCAAAGCCCTCGATCTGCGCCCACTCATCGAGGGCGGGGTTTTCCACAGGTTGGGAAGGGGAACGGTATTCCTCCCCATTAACACTCGAAGAGTTAATATAGGGATGAAATGGCCTTGACCGGACAAATGACCGGACATTTGAGCGGACATTTTGCCCGCTATTGCGTTGAATTAGAACGGAATACAAAAGCGATCTAGGCCCACGCCTTTGACACTTCAGCTTACCCTCCGAGAGGAGTTGTTCGGTCCATCGGCGGATGGTCCGGGTGTTCACCTTGAAACGCCGCGCGAGGAAGTCTTGGCCGGGATAGCACCTCTCGGCACCGTAGGTGCGGGCGAACCTGGTCAACAGCGTCAAAAGCGCAGATGGTCCACCTTTCACGGCTTCGTCTCCTTCGCTGGTTCGCTCGGCGTGGCGAGGGCAGCACAAAATTGTTTCAGTAGGTCCGTTAGATCCCCCCATTGAGTAACTGACGGCAGAGCGCGCATCACCCCAGTTACGTAGCAGCCCTCATACCCCTTGAATGGTTCGAGAACCTTAACGCCGGCTTGCAGTAGCTCGCGCAGCTCTTCGGCACGTTGCTTCCATTGGTCGCGCTCTTCTTCTGCCGCTAGTGCCCGGCCTTCCATTGAATCGTAGACGTTGAACACTTGGTGGATGGTGTTGCATTCACGGAACGGTTTGAAGCTATGAATCTCGCTGCGTTGCCCCTCCACTTGAAATTCCAGCCCCTCGATCTTCACCCGTAATAGGGCGTTGTCTTGGCGCTCGCCTTCCAGTTCTCGGATAGTCGATTGAAATTCCTTGACCTTGTCGTCAGCGGTGAGACTCGCCCACATCTGGCACAGAGCGAACTCCTCATCGCGGTCGCCAAAATGTGCGGCGGCCTCAGCGTCGTCCGCCGTCTCGAAGCCGCAATGGAAGCACCGATAGATGCTCTCGGCACGCTTGGTTTGTGCGGCGAGTTGGGCGCGAAGTTCGTCGTAATCTTCTAGCCTCGCAACAGCGGAGTGTTCCTTTGCGAGCTCGATGTATTCTTCGTCGGTTATCAGTTCGACTTCGTGCAGCTCCATGCGCTGCTGGCGCACGAGATCGAACAAACGCTGGTTATCGAAGCTCATGCTTCGCTCCTCTCGCTGCGTCGATTGCTTCTCGCACATCAGTCGGCTGCATGTGTTTCACGACCAATCCTCCAGATTCTTTAGCGCCGAGCGGAGCGCAATCAAGTCATCGTTGGGCATTCAGCGTCTCCTTTCGGCGTCGTAATCCACCTTAAGATCACTGACCTGCTGGATGTGGTCCAGGATCTCCTCCGTGGTCCAGAGGCTCGTCATACCGAATGCGTACAGCGTTCCTGGAGTAAGCTGGTCAGCCAAGACTTGCAAGCATAAGCGAAGCACTCGACGCTGGGCCGCGATCACGCTACGCGGTTTGTATTTTTTCTCGGCAGTATTTCTAGGCATTCAGCGTTTCTCCCCATGCCTGCTAGTGACGATTGCATGAGCCACGATCATCACGGCCATAGCTGTGTAATCTCGCGCGGTGACGTGTGGGAAGTGTCGGAACGTAAACAGCGGCCATGCAAGCCACAGCGATACCAAGAACAAAATTAGCGCCACGATCACCCACGGATCGCGAAAAAGTTTCCAGTTCATTCAGCGTTTCTCCAGATAGTCCATTA